ACTACTCATACGATGATAAACGAATATATCATCGGTCATTTGTAAATTTATACCTGCACCAAAATGTTTAGCATTTAACATTAAAACTTGTATTTTATTAGTTGAATAATTTTCAATTGTTTTATTTATTTGGTTCGTTGATCCAAATATTCTATCATAACGAATACCTAATTGTAATAAACGACGTTGTATTAATTCAAAAGTTTGTTCATATTCCGAAAATATTAGTATTCTTTTATACGGATTTAATAATAAATAATCTGATAATATATCTAACTTATCTAATAATATTTCATTATTCTTTTCATCCTCATCATTTTGTATATCATCTTTTATTATATGTATTTGACTATTATCTATTTTAGTTCGACATAATGGACATGACTTATTAGTTTTTACACAATCTTTAATACATTCTATACAAAATATATTTTTACAACATGTAACAATTGACGGTATTTTAATATTATCTAAACATATACTACATGTTTTAGCAGTAGGATTTTCAAGACGATCTTTAATATTTTTAATCTTTGATTCAACTGATTTTATTTCATTTTCATTATTTTCTATAGTCTTTTCTATATAATTTATACGTGAACATATATTATAATATGTCTTTTTTACTTCTTCAAATTCAATTGGTCTATTTTCAGTAGATACATGTTTATACATTTCTTTAGCATTTTCATATTCATTTTTACTAGAATTTTGTTCAATTACTAAATTATTTAATTCATGATTCTTTGTATTTTTATTTATTAATAATTCTTTCTTCTTATCTTCTAATGATTTTGTAACACTTAATATTATATCTTCTTCACTATATATTTCATATCCTAATAATTGTGATGCTTGTTTTATATCACCTGCATTTAAAGCCCTCATAATATCATTATCTAATACATTTTTAACTGCATTATAAGATAATGGTGTTAAACATCTAATATTTGATACAATAGGATTAGGTATTCCTATAGATAATTTAACAAATTCAGGATGATTTCTAACTATAGTTGAAAAAACTCTATTTCTTTTATATGGTGAATGATAAGCTGCTATTCTATTCATAACATCACGTAATAAAACACAACCATTCATACCACTTGAAAAATTAATGACTGATCCGGATTGATTATCATATACACTTCCACCATTATAATATAATAATGACATAAATGATGATGTAATTAGCCAATTCTTTTTAGCGAAATAATGAGAACAACTTGGAATTTTAATAGTATCAGCTTCATCAAATATTACTCTTTCAAATATAAAACCTTTTACTATTTTTACAGTATTACATTCACGTATATCTTCATTATTTTCTTTATTTTGTGTATATAATGTATATGTATTATTTATATTTTCTAAATAATTTTTAAATGTATCTTTTATATTGGTACTATTATCATGAAGATTAATCATTAATTTTTCATAAGATTCATGAATATTATCAATAAATCGTTTTTTACCTATACGATTTGTCTTTAATTTTACTATATTATTTTCAATTATATATTCATTTTCTTTACAATCTTCTATAGTATAATCAAATTCTACTCTATTATAATTTATTTGTTGTGTTATATCAAATCTCGATAAATAATTAATAAATTCATTATATACCGTCGATTTTATTAATATAATATGATTATTATTAATTGTATTTATTATATCATCTTTATTATTTCCTAATTTAGCTATATCTATTATACATGATATACCGATATATGGTATATTAGTATATGTATTAATATATTTATTCCATTGAGGATAAATACTATGAGGAACTACAATGAGATTAGTTTTAAATTGTATACATTGAGGATGTAAAATCATACCATATATTTGATTACGATCATCATCATATAAACTATTAATATGGAATTTATTAGGGTAGATATTCGTCGTTCTATTTTTAGCAATTAAAGATAATATACAATATGATTTACCACTTCCAACATTATCAGATAATATTAGTACATTTTCATCATTTATACGATAAGGCAGGTTTTCTAAATATTCCATATGATATAAAGTTCGTTTTTGATGTAATTTAAGAGGTAGATTTATTAATTCAGGTGTATCATATATGAAACCATGTGGGGATATTGAACCATACTGATTAATATATTTACATTGATTATAAAAATTTTCATAACTTATATTTATATTAGGATTTATAGTTTTTTTATAAATTTCTAATATATTATTAGATGTATATTCATAATGAATATCATCGGTAGGTATATTATAATTAAAAGGATGAGTATTTTGTGTAATTTCCATAATGATTAATATTATATATTTTAATTTATAAATCCGATTTTTTTTAAAATCAAATTTATATATAATATGATAATTAATATGTATAAACAAAATGTTATAAATACTATAATCTTATCAATTATAATTATTATAGTTATATTTATAATTCTTCATATTTATCGTTATTTGTCTATATCCTATAATAAATATGAAATTTTACAACAAGATATAGATAAAGTTAATGGTGAAGATATGGATAAAAATCCGTATCCATTTATAATGACTATGATAGAAAATGATACATTAGATTATAATATTAATCGATATGGTATATATTCATCATTAATAATATCGAGTAAATATGAAACGAAAAAATTAGAAGATTTTAAAAAAGAACCATACTATACACATTATTATCCGTTATTATATATGAAAGTTAATAAAGATATTGATTTAACAATAATACCCCAAGAATATTATAATAGTGAAAATAAGGAAGATAGTGAAAAGATATTAATAAAATTACATCCATATAATATCATATATATACCACGATTTAGTACATGGAAGTTAGATGGAGATAATGATACGAATGTTGAAATATATTATATGAACTCACCAATATCTATTATAGCATCTAATATATATAAGTTTATGAATAAAAATAATAATACATATGTATATTAAGTAAAAGATGGGTGGAGGATTAATCCAACTGCAAGCATATGGGACAGAAAATAATTATTTATCAGGAAATCCGCAGATGACATTTTTTAAAATGGTATATAGAAGATTTACACATTTTGCGGTTCAACCGATAGAGGTAAATTTTCAAAGTTTTGATACTTTATCATATACACAACCTACTACTATTAAATTAAGGGTTCCTCGTAATGCTGATTTAATTACTAAACTTTTTTTAAATATTGATATACCCAATATATATGCTAATAATAATAAATGGTTTAAATGGATCCCTTATTTAGGCGCACAAATGATTAATAAGGTTAGAATAATAATAGGAAGTTCAGTAATAGAAGAGATAACGGGTGAATATTTAAATTTATATCATGAAATGACTAATAGTGATGAAAGTTTAAGAACTTATTATGATTTAATCGGTCATACTCCCGATTATTATAATCCAACCGATATTAAAGGACAATATCCTTATGTTGATACATCATCATCTAGTATTAAAAATAGTTATACTTATCTAAATAAGAATTGGCAAACAAAGCCGAGTATTATGGGTAAAAGATTAAGTATTCCTATACCTTTTTGGTGTCATAGAAATAGTGGTTTAGCATTACCATTAATAGCATTACAATATCATGAAGTATTTATTGAAGTTACATTTAGACCAATACAAGAATTATATTTAGTAACTAATGATGAACAATATACTTTAGATGAGTCATATGAATTTGATATAAATAATATTGGTTCAGGTATTATATTAGAACCATCAGGAACATATTATAGAAAATATTGGATAAAGCCTAGTAGTCAGAGTGATAATATATCTAATTTTTTATTGACAGGGAATAATAATTGGGGAATGGATCCAAAATTAGAAATAAACTATATATTTTTAGACAATGATGAAAGAGCATATTTCGCAAAAAATACACATAAATATTTAATTGAAAAAATTATATTATATGAATATGAGGGTGTCCGTAATAAAACTACTTTCGATGTTGAATTTTTCCATCCTGCTAAAGAAATTTATATATTACCTCGTAGAAGTACATATAGACAACATAACGATTGGTCTAATTATACTAATTTAGATAGTGATACAATGGATCCATATGCATATCAAACATATTATTTACAAGTTGCAACAAATACAACAAATTTAACAAACGGTATAATAAGTAATAATTTAAATAAATTAGGAGCATTTCGAACTGATTTAGATAGAACCGTAGATGTTAGTTATAATGGATATGTTATATCTGCGGATGATGCATATAATACAACGGATATAACTAATTTATTAAATATGTGGAATAATAGAGATATTAGTTGTATTCCTGTAATAACATCTTCAAATTGGGATTATTATACAACGGATATAATACAAACATTACAAATATTATTAAATGGTAATGCATATATAGATCCAAAGAGAATATCATTTTTTAATAAAAATCAGCCATATATATCACATACAAATAATAAACATAGAGGAGTTAATTTATATTCATTTGCGATTGATCCTGAAACTTATCAACCGAGTGGAACTTGTAATTTTTCACAGATAAAAAAAATTGAATTTGTTATGGATATTAAAGACCCTGCACAATATGAAAATCCAAATTGTCCTACATTATTTAATACGAATTATGATATTACATTTTATGTTGTTACACATAATGTTTTAGAAATTATTGGAGGAATGGGTAGTGTAATATTTGCTAATTAAAAATTTTGATATTTATATTATAAAATTTAAATTATAATATAAATAAAATTATCAAATATGAAAAGAAATAATTTACCTGAATTAAATGAGTTCGTATTATTTAAAATAACATCTATCGATGAAATTGCGGTATATGGTACTTTAGTCGAATATAATAATATATCTGCAATGATGATATTTGCAGAAGTTTCTGCACGTAGAATTAAAAGTATATATCAACATGTTAAAGAAGGACAAGAAGTTGTTGCATTAGTAACACAATTAGATAAAGATAGAGGTTATATTAATTTGTCAAGAAAGCAAGTAACACCGGAAGATAAAGAATTATTTATGATAGACTATAGTAATAGAAAAAAAGTAAATACGATATTATATAAAATATCATTAAAGAATGAATATGAAATAATAAAACTATATGAAAAATTATGGTTATTATTAGATGAATATGATACATTATATATAGCATTTAAAAGTATAAATAAGGATCATAAAATATTAGAAAAAATAGATTTTAATGATAATATAAAAAAGGATTTATTAGAAAATATAGAAAAGATGTGTGCTATTCCATTACAATCGTTTAGTGGTGAAATTAAATTATATTGTTTTCATAAAGATGGTGTTGATTTAATAAAGGAAGCGATAAAATATGGAACATCAATGATGAATGATACTAAAATTACTATTCATTATGTAGCTGCACCATTATACGAATTAAGAACAATGACATATGATAGTAAGATTGCAGAGGAATTATTTAATAAATATGTAGATATAGTAAATAATTATATAAAGGATAAGGAAGGTTATTGTCAATTTAATAGAATAGTAAGTGATAAAGATAGTATTAAATTAGATAATAATATTTTTCACAATGAATTAGATAATGAGATTGATAGTGAAAATTAGGCAATCATTTTAGCTTTTATAGTAGGATGACAATTATAATCTTTTATAATAAAGTCCGATGATTTAAAATCTTCTATTTTTTTTATATCATCCCTTCTCATTATTTCTAATTTTGGCATATTATATGGACTTCGTATTAATTGTTCTTTTACTGCATCTATATGGTCATAATATATATGAGCATCACCTATATTTAAATGAACTTTATACGGTTCTAAATTTGTAATATATGCAATCATATAAGTTAATAATGCGGTTGATGCAATATTAAAAGGAACACCTAAAAACATATCACCGGATCTTTGTGTCATAGAACAAGATAAATACTTATTATTTGATACATAAAATTGATATGATACATGACAAGGTGGTAAGCACATTTCGTCAAGTTGGCATGGATTCCATGCACTCATAAATAAACGTCTTGAAGTAGGATCAGTCTTAATAGTATCAATAATATATTGCAATTGATCTATTCCTTTATTATCTAAAGACCATTTATCATCTCTATCTTTTTGTTTAGTATATGTAGCATTAAAGTGACGCCATTGATAACCATATATGGGACCACATTCTCCTTCTTCATATTCGTTAAGGTGTCGTGTATCCAAGTATTCACGTGTAGAATTAGCATCCCATATATGAACACTGTTATTTGCTAAATTATGAGCATTAGTATCAGCTTTAATGAACCATAATAATTCTTCAAGAACACCTTTCCAATATACACGTTTAGTTGTTAATAAAGGAAATTGGTTATGAATATTGAAGGATAGATTTTGGTTAAATACTGATAATGTTTTAGAATTGCGTGTTTCACGAAATTCACCATTATCATGTATGTATTTTAGAGATGATAAATAATTATCTTCATCAATATTTTGGTTAATAGTTGAAATCATTTTTTAATATAATATTAAAAAAATATTTTTAATTTATATTTGGTTTAATATATAATAATTAATATTGTTAATACTTATATATGAATTTGAATTATAAGTAATACCGTTAATATTAATAGTTGTTTCCAACATATCAATTTTAAATTCATCATAGAAAAGCATTAAATTATTAATAAATGTATGGTCTGTTATAATAGCTGATGAATAATTACAATTTTCAGTTTTATTAAATTCACTATAAACATCAATTTTAAAATTGTGTAATTTTAAATCACCCTTACACATTTCTTCATTATTATCAGTATATAAATCTAATAGACGTGTAGATTTATATGAAAAGGTTAAATTTTGTAATGGAGATAAATAATCTATAAAGTTTGCTATAATATCTATATTTTCACTATTATTAGTTAATAATATAATTGAACTCATTTATATTATTAAATATTTTTTTTTAATTATTTAATGGTTCGCTTGTTAAGATATAATATGGTTTTCCGGATAAAGAAATATATGAATTACATTGATAATTAGTTCCATCAACCGATACGGTAGTTAATGGAATATCAATACGGAACATATTAATAAAATAAGTTAAATTACTAATAAAAGTTTGGTCACTAACTAAAGCACTTGAATAATTACGTGTTTCTTCTTTAGTATATGTAACACCTTCTCGAACAACGACACCTTTACATTTTTCAAGACCATCTACGGTAGATAATATTAATGTTCGATCAATTATTTCATCAGGTCTTACTCCAAATGGCATAGTTACATTATTAACAAAGTAATCAATAAGGTCATAGTTATTAATATTATTAGTTAATAGTAAAGGAATTGAGCTCATTATATATATAATTATATAAATTAATTTCCATATCCTAACCCTGCCATACCGTTCATAATACGTAATACATTATAATTAGTAGAATAAACGGCCATATTACAATCTTGAGTAACATTACTATATAAAATAACATTATTAATACGACTGAAATTACAAGTTCCGCTTGGTTGATATAATTCAGGTTGTAAGGCGAATGAATAATTATAAAAACCGCCTAATTCACCTGATATATCTTGTAAATATGCACCAGTATGATGATAGTATGGTTGTAATAGACGAAAGTAATGATTATTTTTAGTTTTAAAACGTTCAACGCCATTATATTCTAATTTACAAGATTTCATTAAATCATTACCGGAATTATCCCAATAATTAAAAGTATTATTATTAGATAATAATTGATAAAACCATACTAATTCTTTAACTGGATGATTAAAATGTAGTTCATTAATATTTATACCTGAATTTAATGATAATTTATTTGAATATTGTGTTTGTTCAATAAGATATTCTTGTTTAAGTCCTGCAAATAAACGTCTTTCATCCGTATCTAAAAATATATAATCTCCATATAATCTACTGTCTGTAATTCGTAATCTTAAAGGAATATCCAATGTTATATTTGATATAGTTCCTTGTACGGGTGAAGGGGTTAGTGTAGAAGAATAGCTATCTATTTTATTTTCACCACTAATATCTATATTACCTATATTAACTGATAAGTCACCATTTCCATATAAATCATCTTTAAATTGTATATTACATTTTACTTCATGATATTGTAATGAAATCATAGGTAGAGCTAATCCATAATTTTTTGAAAACCAGAAAGGGATTGGTAGATATGTTACACTATTATTATTTACTAAAGGATTTTTACCATATAACATATTTTCAAGTAAAGACCATTTTTCATATGAAGATGATAGTTGTAACCATATATCGATCCATTCACCATATAATCGGTCGATTAGTTGGCCTGCTATAGTTAATTCAATATATTCGATCAGTCTAGTTGCGATACGTGGTCGATCATCATATATATCTGCAGTTGTAAAAGTATAATTAGTTGAACCTGTTATAGTATTTAAAAGATTAATATTTTTAGTTAATATAGTAACATTACTTCCACTATTAAAACAATCACCTAAATAAACAATACTTCCATCATTTAAAGAACTACTAGTAAATATTAGATAGTCTGAACCATCAAAACTGAATGTACCGTGATGTATTCCCGTATTAGTGTAAATTGTTCCTAATATACTTGTTAATTGGTCTAATGGAGTTGTAGGTTCTACAATATATTTCATTTCTAGTAAAAGTTTAGCTAATAGGTCAGCATCTCTACATAAAGTAGCTGAAACATATGTACCGTAATTGGCGCCATTATTAAATTCTTGTTCGATGGCTTCTAAAGCGAAATGAGTATATTTTTTATAAACTTTTTTAAAATATGTTATTTGAGGACATCCTGTAAGATAAATGTCATGATTTCCTGTTGATATAAGTTGAATAACACCACCCGGCATACTTAATTTATTATATATATATACAGAATTTAAGTTATAATAACTAACCTTATTTATGTAATAATTCTTTCATTGCTTTAAAGTGAATATGGTTACTTATAGATTGGGAATAGTCCATAAATTCATTTAAATTATCGTCATCATCTAGTATATTCATATATTTATCGATAATATCATTAGATATATGTTTTGCTTTAATAATATCTTTAAATATAAGTTTAGAATATAATATTAATTCGAGATGAAGACGGAGAATATTAATATTTCGAGATAAATCGTTAATAGAAAGATTTATAAATTCTTCTAATATAGGTTCTATAATATTAGTTAAACCATTTAAAATAGAACGATATATAACTGAATGTAATAATAACATAGATTGTTCTAAATTATATAGTAAAGGGTCAAAATCTTTATTAATAGTATCATCATTATTTTCAATAATAATTTTGTCATTATTAAATATAGATTTTTCTAGATCGGTTGATATATATTGTTCGGTATTAAGTTTAATAAAAATATTTTTAATAAAATTTGAAATAATAGATAATGAATAAATATCATTAGTTATATTAGGATTATTATTAATATTATTTAATTTATTATTAATATGAATAGATCCGATAGTTTTATGAATAATATAATTTTTTATTTCATTAATTTGTATTTCTATTGAATTAAATGATTGAGATACATTAAGATATTCATTAAATAGAAAAGTTGTTCTTTCTATCATAAATATACTTACTCTAACATTATGAGTATAATTATATATAATATTAAATATATTTCTTGCTAGATCAGCACAAGATAAAGAATAATTAATATTTTTAGTAGTATTAAGAGTTTTACATAGTGCATGAATATAAGATTTAAGAAATAGATATATTACTTTTTTACTATCTATATCGGGTTCTTGACATTTTTTAATAATAAAATTGAAGATGTCATCATCTTTATTAGAATTATTAGTATTCATTATGTAAATTATATATTATAATAATGCGTTTAAAACGAAAGAAAATACTATTATAAAATAGTAGGTACTTGTATATCATATATACGAAAGTATATAGGGTGCCTAATTCGGATTTGATATACGAAAAGGGTATTGTATTCCGTATAGGATACAGGCATTTAGTAAGACTTTCATCAAGAGGCTTCTAACAGGGGGAGTGAGATGTTTCTTATTGCATAAAGAAGATACCTTATTATAATATTATAATAAGAAATCTATATAAAAAAGTAAATAATATAATAAAAATTAGTTATATGAAAAAGTTTGATTTATTAAGATTAATAAGTAAAAGTTATGAACCCATTGCTGTATTTAATAAAGATAATGTCCGTAATAAAATAAATTATTGGAATAAATATTTACCATATATAACACCTTACTATGCAATAAAATCGTTAAATAATAAATATATGATAAATGAATTAATAAAACAAAATTTTCATTTTGATATTGCGAGTAAGGGTGAATTATATCAACTAATGTCTTTAAAATATCCGATAAATAGAACTATATTAGCTAATCCATGTAGGTCTATAGATGATATTAATATAGCTTTAAAATTTGGAGTGCCATATATAGTATGTGATGATAATGAGAGTGTAGATTATATTAGAAGAATTAATAAGAGTATAAAAATAGTATGGAGAATAAAGTCATATGAGAACAATTCATTAATTAAGTTTAATTCAAAGTTTGGTGCATCTATAAATGATACGATAAAAATTATATCAAAAAATAATAATATATATGGTCTTTCGTTTCATGTTGGTTCAAGTTGTAACGATATGGAATCTTTTAGTAATACATTAGAAATAATTAAAAAAGATATATTGCCTTATTGGGATGGTAAATGTAACTTAATTGATATTGGTGGTGGTATGAAAAGTGTAGAGGATATAATAAGTTTATCAAATGTAATAAAACCATATATAACTGATAATTTAATGAAAGATATTAGATGGATTGCTGAACCGGGACGATATTTTAGTTGTGATAGTATAGATTTATATACAAAAATAATAAGAGTAAAATATGTGGATGGACATTATCATGTATATATAAATGATTCAATATATAATTCTTTTAGTGGAAAGATGTTTGATCATCAAATACATTATCCTATAACGGTGTATTCATCATTTAAAAATAAAGAATTAGTTAAGGCGACAATATGGGGAAATACATGTGACGGTTTAGATATGATAATAGATAATATATTCATAGATAAGCCATATCAAGGAAATATATTAAGATGGAGTAATATGGGTTCGTATAGTGTAGTAAGTGCGAGTGATTTGTTTAATGGATTTAAGAAGGCTAAAATTATAATATAGTAATATTTTTAATATTAAAAATATTAATAGATAGAATAGTATATATAATGAATGCAGTATTTTTATCACATAACGGTTTAGGTGATAATTTATATTCGATAGGTGCCCTTAGATTATTATTGAAATTTTATAATAAGATTTTTTTTATATGTAAAGATAAATATTATAATAATGTAAAATTTTTCTTTATTGATGAACCTCGTATAGAATGTATTCAATTTAATCATAAAAAAGAAAAAATGGAATGTAGTATGATAATAAATTCTAATTATAACGATAATGACATTTTTATATGTGGCGCACATAGAGGCTATTTAAAAAGTAAAATAACAAATATACAATATTTAGAATATTGTAAAAATAACTTTAATAAGAAAAGTGAATATACATTAGATTATGATACTATAACAAATGATAATTATAATTTTATTATCCAGTTTTATAATGATATATATTTAGATATTGATGTATTTTTTAAATATTGGAAATTACCAGAAACTGAATTATCAAAAGACTTATATAATAAAATAAAAGAATACAACATTATTTTTATACAAAGTAAATCGAGCGATAATAAAAAATTAAATATTACCAATACTATAAACAAATATATTAATGATGAAAATATATTATTATTTTGTAATGATGAAAATTTATATAAAAACATTAATAATAAAAAATATGATTTAATTGAAGATATAATTAATAAACCTATTATATATTATTTAGATATTATACTAAATAGTATAGAAATTTATATTATTGATTCTTGTTTTACAGGTATAATTCTACCGTTAGTGAAGTTAAAAAAATTAAAAGCGAATATTGTGCGAATTATATTAAGAGAAGAAGTCAATAAATATATATTATAATTTTTTGTATAAATACTTATGAATGTTTAATATCAATATATCTAATACATTTATTAAATCCATATATAAAGCTGTTCATTCCATAATGTTCAACTTTCAAGATAATTAATAGGTTTAGATTTATCAACCGTAATAAAATTAAATCAATTATTAGATAAACAATATTGTATTCCATTCATCGTATAGGTGATATATTTATAATAATGAAGAATATGTTTCTTCTAAATATAAATTAATTATAATTAGCATAACTTTTAACTTCTATAATATTTGAATCATATAAAAGTGAAATTTGTTTTTTTATAAGTGCTCTTTCATCATTCGTTATATAAACTGATCGTGCTAATTCTATAAATTCATCATCAAACTCTTTCTTAGATTCTTTAATACGTATTTTATCTTCAATATCCCATAGTTTCTTATTACATAAATATAGTTTGTTTGTTATAATATCATTTACAGGATATTCTAAAATAAATAGTTTTAATTGTTCCAATTCATTATTAATGTGTATTAATTTTTGATTATCTACAATATTACTTTTTTTTATTAATAATATTGTATATTTATCCCATAATTCTCCAATTGATACTGGTATATTACATATTGAACTCATTTAATATAATTAACATATTTAAATTTTAATATGAAAAATATTATAAATATTTTATTTTTTTTTAAATATAGCCCATCCATTGCGTTCGTACTTATTTTCATATAAAATATACCAATTATCATCATTAATCAATTCATTATATATTTTATAACACTTTATTGTATTAGTATCATCTAAACATAGTATTTTTGTCTTATTTTTAATTACTAAATATTCGAAGTATGTATAATATTCACCACCATCTAATAAAACAAAGTCGAATAAATCTATATTATGATTATCAAAAAAGTATTTAGAATTGTTCATATTATAATAATCATTTTTATACCATTCATCTACAATATTTACATCTAACATAGTAGTTATTTCGTCATAAGAAGGTATTTTTGATAAAATAGTATCATTAGAAAAAATGATTTTATTATTTTTATGAAAATTCTTTGCAAAAGATAATTTATCTATATTAGTTTCAAGACTGAAAAATGTCCAATTATCGCTCCTATTTTTAAGTCCATCATATATACATACGGTAGAACCTAGACGATTCCACGTACCTATTTCTAAAAAAGTATTATAATCTGTATTTTTAGCAATATTGGATAATTTTTTTCCAAGTTCATTAGTTAAATTAATTTGACCAATATTTTGTATACTACTATTTATAAATCCATTTAAATCAGCTTGATTCCACATATATTATAAATTATAAAATGATTTCTATAAATTGAAATTTATAGAGTATTTAACCCATTTTTTATCATATTTTTAATATATTTTATATCTAATTTATAATAGTTTGACCAATCCGCATTATTATATATATCATCTAATTTAGATATATCTAATTCATCCCAATCATTTAAAATTACTACCGGAAAATATTTAGCATAATAATTTACTATTATATTTGGTAAACATATAGGTATTGTTTTTACATATAAAGCTTCCCAAAATCGGTGACAATCTATACCATTGCCTTCCGGTGATATAGCAAACTTATATGATGCTAATTGGTTATAATATTGGGGGAAATTTATTCTTTCTAAAAAAGGTATTTCTTTTTTTATAATTTTATTATAACATTCTATCCTTTTAAAATATGAAGTTTCTATATTAAAATAAAAATATATTAACTTATCTTTAATAATAATATTATTAGTAACCTTTTCTATTATTGAGTTTATTAATTTAAAATCACCAGCATATTTAAAAGGTGTATCGCTATTTGATAAACCAATTGGTATTGGTATTATTTTATTATGAATAATATCTATATTTTGTGTGTATATTAGTTTCAATTTAGGAATATAATCAAATATTTTAATATACCTACTATCAAACTTATAGTCGGACTGATTTATTACTAAAATAAACTCATTTTTAAATAATACTAATTTTATTAAAAGATGAATAAATTCATGTTCAAATATATCTGTAAAACAAAATACTATTTTTGGATTATCATATGGTTCATTAATACTATCAAGCATTACTATCTTTTTTATATCACCTAATATACATAATTTTTTATTGGATAATAAAAAAATATCACATATATTCTGTATTGTCTCACACGATATTAAGGTCATTTTAATTATATATTATATTATATACTATTCAAATTTTCTTTATATATAGAACACATATTTTTGTTATAATGGAATGTATATACTGATGATAAACTCTCATATAGAAGAAATAAAATTAAAATTCTTTTATTATTACAATATGATTATCCAAATAGAGGAGTTATTATGTATAATAGACTAGTCGATTTATTGAATATAAAATGTTATAATATTTTTTGATATAATGATAACATAGATATTAATATCTAATTATAAATATAATCTTCTAATAGTTTTGTCCAACTTTCATTATTATAGAGATGGGATATTTTGTTAGAATTTATGTATGTATTATATAATTTTTCGTTTGAAGATAATAACTTTATTTTATCTATTATTTTTGTATCATCATACGATATATACGAATTTTTATTAATATAATTATTAATATTTGGTGCGCCATCATAAATAGGTATAGATTTTGATAAAAATACATTAAATATTTTTTCAGTTATATATCCATCACTTTTACTATTTTCAAAACAAATTATAAATTTATATTTATTAAATACTTCTAATATTTCTTTACTATGATAACATGATACATTTGATATATTATATTGACTAATATGATCAATATTATCTATAGTATGTAGTAATTGTAAAATATTTTTTTTATTATCATTTAATAAATTTCTTGATGTAAATAAACAAAATTTCTTATTATTAAAGCATGTTTCTTTAATTGATAATGTTTTTTCTATTCTTATAAATTGATCTATATATAAATATATAAAAGGTATTGCTAAATATTGATCAGTTTTAATTATAGTAGATATATCATTATATATGTATATATCTATACGATTATCATTAAAGTGTTTATATTCGTTATAATGTTTATAATGACTTCTACCGATCGAACAGTTTTCAACACATAATAATATATTAATTTTCGAATTATCAATTATAGTTTTAGAAGTTGTTTGTATTCCGTATATATAAATATTAGATTTATTATCGTCGTCTGTTATAATACAGCTTTTTGATATATCATGAAGTAATAAATCTATTAAATTATTATATGTCATTTCAAAATATTTAGTTACATTTTTTACAATGGGGACACCTGTATTATTTGATATATAAATATTCATATTATAGATATTATGGATATTTATATTTTATATATAATTTTATTTAATTATAAAATTATGTTAAAGATATATATTTATATTATCATACAAAATATGTTTAAAAAATTATATAAATTAATAACTCTTAATTATTCACCTGATATTATTTTTGATATAGGCGCTCATAAAGGAGAATGGACTAGAGGATGTTTAAATATATTTCCACTAGCATACTATTATTTATATGATCCAACATATTATGATGAAATTAATAATTATAATAGATTTTATAATGTTAAGTTTTATAATGTATTATTATATGAAAAAGATGATATGGTTCCATGGTACGAAAATAAGTCTACAGGTGATTCTATTTTTAAAGAAAATACTAAGCATTATAACGATATCATACCATACATGCGACAAGCTATTTCATTAGGAACACATATTAAAAATAATAATATTAATTATTATAATAAAAAAATTTTAATTAAATTAGATACACAAGGTTCATAAATACCTATATTAAAATGTATTCCTATTGATATGTTTAAGTATAT